AACTTTAAATCTCTGGCCTATTTCATATGTCACCTCCTCTACCACAGTCACTGCGGTCTTGCATACTGCAACTCGACATACCTGGGCCCAATGATCAGGACGATCAGGACGACGATCAAGAATGTAGTAGTCCTCTGTTTCGGCAATGACATTATATGCTACACCATTAGCTCTAAACTGTACTTGTTTCATCATATTCTCCTTGTTCATCCAATCCCTAACGATCTTCGGTTTTAGTTAACTAAGACTGCGAGAGTATACGACATTCTGCTAAGTTCTTCCTGGGTAATTATATAAGAATTACCCACACTAATAGGTTCGGTATATCTATTACCATCTCCTAGACTAATTAATGCATACAAGGAATGGCTAGTTTGCGCTAAAATAGCAAGATCGTTCCCAATTTTAAACCTCTGGCCTGTTTTGTATGTCACCTCTTTTACTACAGTCACTGCGGTCTTGGGTACTGCAACTCGACATACCTGAGCCCAATCATCAGGACGACGATCAATAATGTAGTAGTCCTCTGTTTCAGCAATGACATTATATGCTACACCATTAGCTCTAAACTGTACTTGTTTCATCATATACCTCCATTGTTTAACTCACCTCCTACATGCCTTTACGGATTAGTTAACTAAGACTGCGAGAGTACCCGACATTCTATTGAGTTCATCTTGAGTAATCTTTTTACAATTACCAACCTTAATAGGCTTGGTATACCTGAGACCATTTTTAAACATAATTAGTACACACAACTTAGCGCTAAGTTGTGCTAACAAAGCAAGATCGTCCCCAATTTTAAAATTCTGGCCTACTTTATATGTCACCTCCTTTACCACAGTCACTGCGGTCTTGGGTACTGCGACATGACACACGTGATTCCAACCCACAGGACAACTATCAAGAATGTAGTAGTCCCCCGCTTCGGCGATAACATCATGTACCCCACAACCCCCACAACCATAAGTGCTGCACTGTACTTGTTTCATCACATTCTCCCTGTTCATTCAATCCCTGCACACTAATTATAGCATACAGGTGGAAGAAGTCAAGAGAATTCGAATGTGGCTATGGTAAGTGGTTGATTTCATTGAAAACAGAGGCTTGATCCCGAAACGATCTTCGGGATCACATAAAACTAGGGTGCTACTAGGGGTGGAACAGAGGGGGATCGACCGTCCTGGGCCGTTTGTGGGGGTTCTAGACGCTGTGTTCCCCCAAGTTGATAGTCCGCATCGGTGGAGTCCAGGATTGAGGGCAGTCTAGACACTGGAAGACCGTCTTCCAAGCAATAAAACCAACCTGCCCAGCCTGCCGCTCCACATCGTGTGCCTGAGTGCGACGGTAACGAACGTGTTTGCAGTCGGTCATGATTTCCTCCAACACTGCCTATCATGATCATAGTATGCCTGACAGTACTTGCACCGCAGCGTTCCTGTGAGTGTATAGACACTGCGGCTCGGTGAGTGTCTATTTAAATTCCCTTGACAGGCATTCGGCGCTGTGTCATACATGTCGTCCGTGAAACTCGTATGGGGCTCGGTGAGTGCACCGAGCTTCGCTTCTAACTCACCGATTTTCTTCAGGGCAAACACCGCCTCGCTCGCAGTCACCCCACGGTCGATAGTCCAGCATCGAAGCTTCGCAATACGACCACGAACAGCGTTCATGTCATCGTGTGTCATAGCGTCCTCACAAAGCCAATGCAATCAATCACAAGGAACGCGCCATAGAGTAAGGTCAGACCCACAGAACCGCGGGACCATGAGGTCATCATGAGGATCGCGGACGCGACCAACCAAATGCTGTATGCCAGTAACATCGGGGGATGTGGTGTCGTGATCGCAAGCATCGATGCAACACCAATGCTCAATGCCATACCCAGGATTTCACCATACAAGCGGATTCGATGCTGCTTGTGATCCGCACGAACAAACTCTAGTAAGCGATATCGTACCATGATTCAAGTATACGACATTACCCGCGGTCTGTCAAGTACCGACAAAGGGGTATCTAATCAGTCAGTTAGCGTTATGGACCTGGTACTATGTTGAGAAGGAACGCCACAAACACAAGCAGCACGAGTATGACGATGGATTCAATCATTGGATATTCTTTCTACGATCCAGGTACACAAACAGCCATAGGGTTCCAGCCATCACAAGCGCAGTGAAGACCCCAAGACCCACGACTATGCAAATATCCTGCCAATAGATCATGATCTGACAGGGCCCTGACTGTAAGAGCCTTCATTGAAGACCCCATTGTTACATTCGCGGATCTTTGCGGCATAGAACGCTTTCAACGTGGGGTCGATTGCGCCGCGAAGGAGATCTTGGAAATATTCTAAGTCACTCATAGTATGACCCCCTTCTCAGCGCCGTCCAGGACCGCATTGGCACCGCGGGTCCTCAGTAACAGTTTGTTATCCACAGTCAAGATCAATTGAATACCGCGGACATCGGCGCAGATAAAATCGATCTCCTCAGCGGTAAATGTTTGTTCCCCACCCAGGCGAAACAATAGACACCCCAGGATCAGTCGGACTAGCTTATCATTCTCTGGTAGCTGCATAGACATCGCGGTTACCTCCGTGCATCAAAGGACTCTGTGTTTTTCGGCACCATTTCGGTATACTTCTATTTAGTGCCCATTTCACTTACCCGGCAAGCAAATCGGTATCTTCAGGTTCCCTGTGACCTCGATAGTCCACCCATCTGCCCCCTCCATCCTAGCTAATCGGCAGATGATTCATAACTACTTGAAAGTAGTGTGTATTGTGCGACGAGCAATGCCAGGCACGAAACTGTCTCTTGGTCTTCTCTCTTTGTCACTGCGGTTCTCAGTCTGTCTATTCTTTCGAGCATCACATCTTTTGAGGATCGTGTCAATCGTCGTGTCATCTCGTTCCTTCTTCTGTCGTGATACTATTGAATCGTTCGTGGCACGTATCACAGACTTGCCATTGAGTCAATGACCCGTAGCTTTGATCAAAATAGATCAAACTCTCTGTGTGTTGGCAGATGGGTGGATTGTCGTGATTCTTCTCTGTGTTCATAGGTGCATCCAGTGTACAGCACCTGCAAGTATGACGATTGCCAGGACGAGGAAGGCAATGTATCGGTCTTCATGCTGTTCCATTCTGTGTCTCCTTCACATGTTGGGCGCACTCGTCAAGTCGTCGATGGTTAGTAGGCTGATAAGGGTGAGTCCCTTAGCTTCAACCTTGCGCCGCCCATCCTGCTCCCTCCGATCGACGATCACCAAGGCATGGGTCACAGTCAAACCTGCCCCCCTGGCAGCCGCGACAGCTTTAAGAAGCGAGCCGCCGCTTGTGAGCACATCGTCCACGATCACGGCTCGATCCTCTGGTTGAAACGATCCTTCAATAAGTTTTCCGAGTCCATGATCTTTCGCCTGCTTCCGCACCACGAAAGTCCGCCATGTTCTTGGCGGCTGGGCCACAAACGCAAAATCCGATATGCTGGTCGCTATAGAAATCGCGCCGATTTCCAGCCCGCCAAGACAGTCGAGTTCGACCGGTCGCAGCGATTCGAACGCGAGGTGCGCGACAAGACGGCGTGATCCTGGGTGGGCCATCAAAGACCGGCAATCGACGTAGAAGGGGCTCTTCAATCCGGACGCGAGGGTGAACCCTGTCTCAGTGTCCCACTTGAACGACTGAGTCTCATAAAAGGCGTTCGCTAACTCAACTTTGAGGGACAACATTCTGTGTCTCCTTCACATGTTGGGCGCATCCTGAGCCGTCCAGCGTCCATGTCCGTGCTCGGTTGATCTTCATTTTCTTGTTGATATCCTCATGGAGGTCGCGACCCAACTCAGTGGCGAGTCTGTAGAGGACGATAAACACATCAGCGACTTCTTCGGCAGCTTTGTCCTCAAGACCCTTGACGATCAACGCTTTGAGTAATTCTGCCATTTCCTCATTCGCCCGTATGGCAATGCGGAGATTGGACGAGGAGGGTCCAAACGTGTCCTGTGCCCACTGGCTAATCGTGGATTGTGTTTCCTGGGCATCAATCTGATCGCCGTGATCCTGTGTTCTGTCCGTCCTAGTACCCATGACCACATCGTCATGCAGAAGACCACCATAAGGATGCTCCAGAACACCACAATATGTTCTCTGTTTCAAACGGGCACGTATCTCTGCCAATGACTGAGTTCGACCTGTCAGACCATTCTCATAGATCATGGCTAGGTCGCCGCCGGCAGCTTCCTCTTCTTCCGACACATTCTCAAAAAGTTTAAACCCTGTCTCAGTCGATTGAACCACGAGCAACCCCTTGGCAGATTTCTTCAACCCATCATCAGTCTTGGGGTTCTTGGAAATGGTCACACGCTGGCCCTTAATCACCCCGCTGGTGGCCTTCATCGCCATCCCAAAGGTATCGCGGGTCACATACTGATAGGTGAATGAGCCAATACCAAACACGATATTGGTTGACGCAAATCCTGCTTGCATCAATTGATCCGTGATCTGATTCGCTCGCTCATAGGTGATGGAGTCCCCATAGATCGCACCAATATGGGTATCTAATTCCTTGTAGCCTTTGGAATTGATTGTTCCACCGAATACGTCCCACAGCACTTGAATCGTTCCGCGGTACTCAGGTGACAGGATATCTGCATCACGGTCACCACAAATGATCTTGACTGGATCGCCTGAATCGGGTCGAATGACCACCTTTCCATTGCGATTCATAATCGTATCCTTGAGTGCTGGCAGCGTCTCAGTCAAAATCTTCCAATAGTCCCAGGTATCGCTCACAATACTGACAGGTCCACTTGGGTATACATCTTCGATCAATCGACGGAAGGTTTCAAACTCAGATGCTTCCCCACCCATGCACATGACGGAATGCTCTGTTGCAGGAATTGAACCCCCGATCAACTCTTTCTCAGCATTCGCACCATAGTAATCCTCACATACATCGATAGCGGGGATCGTATCCGTCCCTGTGAAACTCAGGAGATGGGCGGCACCACAGATTGCCGCAGACTCGTCCATTCCACGATAGGAAAAGTCATGACCCTGCCATTGCACAAAATCAACATGATCTGAGGACTTGACGGCTCCTGCATTCAACAATTCCCAGTAACTATAGGCAATGGTCGCCACAGTGATTGGGTGCCAAATCACATTACTCATTAAGGATTCTACCCAGTTGGTCAACCAAAAGAAATCAGGATGGGTATTCTTGATCGTAATGAACGGGACACGCAAATCCACACGCGAACCTTCGGGTAACGCTTTGATCAACAACGGCAAATATCCCAGGTCATGTAAGGCAGCCCAACGATCCACGGGCACCGCATCAGGACCCAGTGAGGTATCCATGCGCCTTTTGTATTTTGCCAAGACCTCGTCCTTATCAGCCTTGAAGAATTCATTCTGAAAGCGATTGACCAGATACTCTTGGACAAAATACTGCAACCCAAACACAACCACCTTATTCACTTCCTTGAGGCGTGATCCTCTGGCAGTGAAATTGGAATAGACTTGGGTCGTGCCCTCTGGATATTGGGGCGGGTGTCCAGTCTTATAGAAATCGCTTGCGTGAATGATGGAGCCTGATTTTTGCATGATGAATTCCTTCTGGTTGATTAGCTCGACTGTTACTTGAACCTCTCTGAATAATCATTCGCCACTCGCACAAGATCTATGTAACCATCAAAGACTTCTTTTCCTTTTGTAAAGAACCCGTGTGTGGCAAACAGATAGACTTGTTGTGCCCCCTTCTTCCTCAATTCCTTTGCCAACTCAATAAATGTGCGCCCACCGTCAATGATATCATCAACCATCACATAGGTGGTGACCACACCAGCCACGGCAGTGTAGGTTGGAAGCATGGGGGTATGAACTACGGTGCCCGTGATCTCGCCAGTCTGAGTGTTACGCAGCTTCGAAGTCTCAATGATACCCAGAAACATAGGTGAATACAGTTCTTTGGCTAACGTGTGGGTTTTCTTGAGTGCACCAGCATCAGGGGCCACAAGATAGAAGGGTGCATGAACATGCCGGTTGATTAGTTGTGCAAGCAAGTCGCATTGAGAGATCGTCACACAATTCTTGAGCAAAGCTGGCGTGACATCAGAGTGAGGATCAGAAATGTAGACCACCCTAAAGTTCAATCCATTGATCAGATCGCAAAATACCTTGAGGCTAAACGCTTCCCCTTTGTTATTGCAGCGATCCTGGCGACTGAACGGTACGTAGCGCATCACCAACTCGCCAAGTTTGCATCCTGCCCTCTGGACAGCATCACAAAACATCAGCAATTCAATGATATCCGCATTCTTCTCAAAAATGAATTCAATATCGACTGGTCCCATGTATTCAGGATCAACAGTCACCTGCATTTCCCCAACGGGGAAATTGAATGTATTATGGTTTATGGACGATTGGATCATAATGTTCTCCTGTTGTACTGCGATAGTATAAGGATAACACAATGAAGTTTGAATGTCAAGAAGGATTTTGTTCTATCTTTTCAATGAGTTGGTAGGCAGCACCAATCAATTCTAGCGGGGTAATGTGGTGGTATGCGTTATTGTGCTCACGGCATTGCGCCGCAAGCGACTGTATGAGTGAAATGATTTCAAGATCGGTGGGTCTCATTGGCAACCTACAGGCATAAATCCCGAACCAAAAATTTGTGTGAGCAACATTCTACGCTGGGTATCATAGACGGTGTTGTGATTGAATCCTCCGAGCGTTTTCTCTTGAACATCAAGCCATTCGCCATAGAGTAAACAGGTCCGCGCATGGATAGATAAATTTTGTGGTTGGTTAGAGGGTGTCATATCAGGTGCATTCTCAAGCACCTCAACCTTCTCATAGACTGAGGGTACTATAGACAATTCAGGAAGTCTGACAGCTTCACAGCCTTGTACGTCCTTATTGGTGTAGAGTGTGGTCCCATCAGCTTGGGTGCATCGAAGCATCTCAGCACCCTGAGAGTTCTCAGCACCCTGAGAGCTGGAGACAATGAGGAAAATAAAGAGCGCAGCGAGCAATGCCAGAAGTGTATACGTAGTTTTCATGTGTCACCTTTTTCTTGAATTATAAATTCCAGGGTCGTGCGGGAAGCTTCTCTTCATAATCAAAGCGTAACCCCGCTGCATCAGCATGAACAGTGACGCACCAACCAAGTTCTTGTGCGGCCAGAGTTCGCTGATAGACATCATCCAATGACCATCCACCCTTCAGATCCATGAGAGGATAGAGAAACATCGTTCGCTTCTTGCGAGTAAAAACCTTATCAACAAACTCTTTGGCGGACTCGTGTACATGGGTCAATTGCTTTCGTAAGGTTTCTGTCGGTGACATTCCATTTCCTTTCTGGTTACATCCTCATAATATAATGGAGAGGTGGTAGGGATGCCAACCCCTACGACGTTCGACTGTGACGCCTTTGTTATGCGATAGCTCTCCACGCTGTTGCAACAGCGCTTCAATGAACTAGGGGGATTCCTCCCTCCAACATACGCTTGCTAGTGTATAGTGTACGTATGATTCGACAATCATGCATCCCACACCAGAGTCTGCATGAACATCGGCACTAAGTTATGACAGTCTACTTGTTCTTTCCCAGGTGCAGGTACTCAGCCTTACCCTCGCAAGAAGGGTACTTCAGCCACACCTCTCCGTTTGCCTTTCGTTACTCGTGGGACTCGTAGCCTTCGGTGGTGATCTCTGTGCGAGTCACCGACACTGCTGCATGATCTCCGAATGCTGATTCGAGAATATTCTCGATCTCTAAGAGTGATATGGTAGGCTGTTCGTCGCGGGATGATTCCACCGCATCCTCGTTATCATAGTTCAACACTTCCGATTCGAATGATTCCTTGGTGAAGAATAGATACACATCATCGAGCCCAAACACACAAGGTTCCCCATCATTGAAGTATGGAGTATGTTGTGTCCACTTGACTCCATATACATCAGGTCGCTTCTCAAAGAATTCTTGAAAGAATGCCGTGAGCGCTTTTATTCCTTCTACCTCAATCTTCTTATCGAGTGCCTTCTTCGCTTCGATGAAGGCTGCAAAGTATTCCCCTGTGATGATGTTGGTCTTTTTCTTTGTCATGATTAGTCTCCCATCTCCACTGCAACAACTTCATAATTTTCAGTGATGGCTACGGTACCATATTCATCCCCCTCTTCATCACCGAGACATTCGCGGCGGTATTTGCCGGCAGCCTTCTTATTGAGCAAGGGTGCATTGAGTCTGTCCACTTCTTTCTGTGCCCGTGCCCGCGTTGTGTATCCCCTCACTGGGGTGCCAGCTAGACCGAAACGGGAATAGACCTCGTCATTATACTCCCAACCAATCGTGCTGACAATATACACCATATTCTTCGCCACGCACCGCTCCATTATGAAAAGGTTATTTCTCTTCTAGTCCACCATCGTGATTGTTCGCTTGGTGATCTTGGGTCCACCCAGCCATGAATACATAGGCATTCCATTAAGGTAGTCGGCTACCGTGGGGATTTTTCCCATATCGTCAATGACATGCTGTTCGCCGACATCTCTGACTTGGACAACCTTACCATCTGAGTTCGTGATGGTCGTACCGAAAACTCTCTCTGCCAGATAGATGCCGAATGAGGAATGAAGGATAGCTCTGTGGCGCATGTCGGGCACGTGCGCCTTTGACGAATCAAAAAAATCGTGGATGGCTTGGTAGTCTTCGACTTTCCCCCCAAATTTTCTGACGCTCACTTGTCCATGGAGATAGGGTTTCATGGGATTTCCTTCCACACACCGCCAATGAGCCGTGCATCGTAAATCACTTCTTCAACCTTCGCTCTCACCACACGGAGACCGTGCTGAATGAATAGATCCTTTTGTCTGTTGGTTTCTATGATCGCATTCTCACGATGTTCGAACCATCGGGTAGCGTAGTACAAAATTTGTTTACCAAGAAGGGGGTCACCATCAATGCACGAAAATTTCCACTTCGCATCCAAAACAGATTGCTTGATATTCACATGGGTATGTGAGAGACTATCCGCAATAGTGATATGACATTCAAAAACCATTTTATTCCTTGGTCTTGATGACCGATATCAAGAGGTTCAACGCAAACTGTATCGCCTTTATCGCACCTGATAGAAAGAGCAACACCACAACAATCGAAACAATGAAGAGGGCAAATTGTCCTGCAATGAGTAGCATGTGTTATCCTTCGATGATTGTATCAGAATTTGTGTGGGTTGTCAAGAGAAAAGATAGCCCCAGTTGAGCCGGGGCTATCCATTACTTATGCCGATCTATGGCAAACCACCATTTCCACCCGGTCCTCCGTTGCCTCCTGGTCCTCCGTTGCCGCTATTTGTATAGGAGGTCTTAGAACCAGACTTACTAAGTCCATCACCAATCCGATTACCGGCATATCCAATTGCTGCCGCCGTCATGCCTGTAGTGATAACAGGTCCAACCACACCAGCAACCCAACCTGTAGTCGTAGTCTTCTGCACCTTTTGTGTCAATTCCATTTGTGGCTCACAGTTCACATAGGTGACTTTGGTGAAGATCTTGAAGGAGGGAGTCTCTACCTTATCACACAAGGACAACCACGAGTAACGCTCGGTTGGTGCAAGGGTATCCACATCAACGACGGCGCGAAGACCCAAGGTCTGGTCGGCGCGGGCACCCTTAGGGGCATCTTCCACAACAATAAACCTTGACCCGCCGCATCCCACAGCGGTCAACATCACAAAACCCATCATCCACATCACCACTTTGGAACCCATCATCATATCCTCCGTTTTGGAACCCATAATCATATCCTCCGTTTTGGAACCCATCATCAATTGGCTAAACTGATTGAGCGGACTGTGGTATAGTTGAAACTTCTCCATTCCTGCTTATCCACATCAAACACGGTGATCAATTGCACAGGCTTTTGTGTATATGGAGGCAGGTCATCGAGGTCCAAGGCTCCCGACTCTTCTGTCACTGGTTGTGGCTTGGGATGGTTTTCCACAGGAATTTTTGTCATATCCTTGGTGCAGTTCATCACGCGAAGTGTGCCGTCCTTCTTTGTGAATTGTACCTCAACCACACCCTCACGGAGGTACTTGGTCAACATCTTCACCCCAACTTCTACCAAATTCGCTGCAATAATCATAATTTTTTCCCCTTGTTTAGGCCCTCATGAAACACATCAACCCCATCCTCATCCTTCATCACGAATCCACCGGCTGTTTTGAAGAGTTTCAAGGTATCTAGTAAGGCGGTCGAAAGAAGAATCAGAGAGTATTGTGTCTCTCGGATCATGATCCCATTGAATCCAGCCCGAACGATCCGTGTCGCATAGACGAACGGATCAATGAAACATGACGTGAAAGGCTTCTCCACATGCACGATACCCTTTCGCACAGAAGTGAGTAGCACATGGTAGGATTCACGATCTTCGGGCACGTCGGGATTGCCTGGTAGTTTGCCGTGCTTACGTGCCATATCATCAAAGTAATAGAATTGTACCTTATTAGTTTCTCTGTTCATGAAGAACCCAAATCCATCATAGAGTTCTGGTCGTTCATTGAGGATCGCACCAAATTCTAACTGGTCCATGCCGTACCTCGGATCTTGGCAGCGAGACGCTGAAGAAGACCATGTAGGTGTACTACACTGATTGCAATAACAAGGACGAGTCCCCCGACCATCAGCACAATGGCACCAATGAAGGACCCAACAACGGCGATTGACGCCCCCAACAACACAATACATGGGGTTGCGATAATCATGAAGGTCCAGGTCAAAATTTTTACAGCAATGTCGGCAATGGATTCCATAGAGTCCTCCGTTTGTTATATGAATGATAACACGATAGGGTGGGTTTGTCAAGCCTAAATACGATAGGAGGAACACTATGGCCTGGCAGCATCAAGGTATTGATTTTATTGGACCAAATGATAAACACTTCGGGTTTGTCTACCGTATTACTAACCTACAAACGGGTAGAATATACCTGGGACGTAAGCTTTTCACAAAGTCCAAGATCCAAGGCATTACAAAAAAGAACAAACGCAGGAAGAAACTCCGGGTTGCCAGTGATTGGGTATCCTACTGGGGCTCTAGTGACGAACTGCTAAAGGATATCGAAACTCTTGGTGAGGAGTTCTTTACCCGTGAGATTCTACACCTGACAACCAAGCGTGGGGAAACGAATTACTTCGAGGCCCTAGAGATTTTGACTTCGGGCGCTCTACTCTCGGATAACTACTATAACAAATGGGTCAGTCTGAAGTTACACAAGAGTTCGTTGGCTCATCTGTACCCATCCCACTCATCACCCATATCGAAATCTGCGCCAGCAATACCGCGGGCACCTGGGTCATCATAAGACGCTTCACCATCATCCTCGATATCTTCCCCACAAAAAGGACAAAATTCAGGTGTGCTGTCTGCCTCATCATAGGATAATGAAATGTGTCTATTGCAAGACTGACATGTGTGTGTAAATGTCATGGTACAATCTCCCAATCATCTGCCAATAAATCTGTCTGACTGACCAGCCACGGCACAATCTCTCCATCGGCTGTCCTCATGTCCACATGTGCATGGTACCTTATCTTTGTCCCCTCTGGATAGAAGCCCAGTAATGGGGCACGATTCACGGTGAATGTTGATCCTGGTACGAGGAACACAAACATTCCCTTACCATTCCAACCTGTCCTACCAACCTTTTTCCCCATCTTGAGTTGTTCAAGTGCCCAACCGAAATTTTCGCAAGGTGTCATAGTATCTCCTCTAATTGGGTGGCTAATCTCAATAATGCTTCCGCATGACAGCGTTTTGGTGTGCACCAACAGGCGAGGTTCGAACCTCGCAGCGGGTGTAACCACTCAGGGTCCACGGTCAGTCTCCATATTGCATATTCCTCAAACAACTCACACACTCGCTCCCGTTCTTTATCTGACTGATTCAGTATAACGAAGGGATTGCCCCATTGTGTTCCTCGATCCACACGTATATATTGCACACGCGCAATAGGTCGCCGTAGGTTATAGATAATCATGGTGCGTCGATAACTTTGTGGTCGGCTTCTGGTCGTGCTGCGGGGTTTCCGAATACTCGTAGCGTATAATACACAACATTAGCGCGAACCCAGGACATACCATCTTCGCGACAAATTCTATAGAGTTCTTTATCTGCTAACACTCGATACTCATTCTTATCAAGATGATTCCCTCGGATCAATTGATACAATGCATCATGCACAAGGCTACCGCGCATGAAGTCTTTGGTATCGATAGTGGGCCCACTAGGTCCATCCCATGCGTACCCCTTCTTAATGATCAACAGATTCGCGTCTCCTAACCATATATAATCTGTATCAATTTCTCGGGTCCGAACGGGGAGATCAGGCATTGTAACCGTACAGCTTTCGGCGAGCTGATACTTATACCCAGCGCTATATCTCATAGATTCACCATCTTTGCTATTTGAATGACCACCTTAAATGCGGCATTGATTTTCAACCTGAGTTCCAAGTCCTCCGACAAATCCATAACTTCCTTGAGTCGTTCTGCATCAATCATGAGGGTGACATATTCCTGTTCCGTGATCTTCTTCTGATCCAGTGCCGAGGCAATGGTATTGAGAAGTTCTCCTAGTTCTCGTACCCGAAGTTCGTCGTGTTGTAAAAGTGCATAGATACTCATCGTGGTTTACCTCCCACTGCTTTGGCCATTGAGGTGGACATCAGGTGAATCGCCCGTAGTCGAATATCACAAAATGCTTGGCTCACTTTAGGTGCATCATTCAACTCCTGAACCGTCTTATTCATCTGAGCAATACCCTCGTGGGTCAGATCATTCGCAGGAAGGAATTTGCTATAGTACAATGCGTGGGTGGTGATCTCAGAGAGTTTATCCCGCTGTTCAACACTACAATCACCCTTACTACTTAGGGCAGCAACGCTGACTAGATCATTGTACTCTGTATTGTCCCAGTGAGGCACAACGACATACCCACAACCCGATAGAAATAGAATTGAGGCTAGAATGAGTGCTCTCATAGTTGGCATACTCCTGTTGGACATTCCATGACGGCTTCCGTCCCTGTTTTGTGTGTTTCTTTGAAACGCATCTTGGCTTCCTTGAGAGGAATGGCGCTCAACGGGGGTTCCTCAACCGCACCCTCTGCGTTGACAAATCCTCGTGTCTTCTCCCGATAGAAGGTTGTACCCTTCAGGTGAGGCAGATACTCTAACCACAACTTTTCCATATCCTCTATAGGATAGTTATGCGGCATGTTTATCGTCTTACTGACTGCATTGTCTACATGCCTCTGAATAATACGCTGCACCTCAAGGTGATCGCGTACGGTCAGATCATGGGTACCCACAAAATGATCCACGCTTTTCTTTTCGAGCATGAACTTCTCAAAGAGGGGATGGAAGACCAACTCCATCTTTCGAACCTCACCATCCCAATATCGTCGCTCATAGGCTGGCGCAAACATAGGCTCGATGCCTGAACTACAATTCTCTGAGAGAATACTGACTGTGCCTGTAGGTGCTTGTGTAATGATGGCACAGTTGCGAATACCATGTTCTCGCACCAAGGATTGTGTCTTGGCTGGCATACGCTTCATGAATCCAGATTCAACATGCTTCAACGGGTGGCAGAGTGGGAATGCACCCTTTTCGATTGCCAAGAGCACAGAGGCTTCGTAGGCAGCTTTGCTAATAAAACGATACAGTTTATCGATAAACTTGTTCCCCTCTTCCGAACCATAACGGTGCCCCAGGAGTGCGAGTGTATCAGCGAGCGCCGTGGTCCCCAATCCAATACGTCTGAGGTTGCTCGATTTTATTTTCATCTCACTGAGAGGAAAATGATTCACACTTAGCACATTATCCAAGAATCGCACCGCCAAGCGAATCGTATCTCCAAGTGCAGGGTAGTTGATACCATCAGGAGTCACAAACCGAGACAACACGAGATGCCCCAGGCAACAGGGTTCCATGGAGGCGAGTGCCAATTCCCCGCAAGGATTCGTGGTCACCAACTCCTCTATGTAATAAATGTTACTATCATGTTCAACCAACTCCCAATTCAAGAAACCCGGCTCGGCTGAATTATACGCATTCTCGACGATGGTATCCCACAACACACGCGCCTTGATGAACCGTTTGTACTTGCCCTTCCAATGCAATTCAATTTCTCCATCGTCCTTGATGGCTTTGATGAATGCTTTGGTGTGTCGGGATTTCACAGACACATTCGCGTGGTTGAGTTCACCTTTGATAAGTTTCGCAGAGAGGAATTCTTCAATGTCTGGGTGGGATAGATCGAGTGAGAACATAAGGGCCACGCGGCGCTGTCCACCATTGCGTACTGACTTCGAACATGAATTGAGCATTCGCATAAGTTCGACGGCACCAGGAGCAAGTCCACGTTGACCTGCAATACTCGCGCCCTTGGGTCTCACGTCTGAGAAATCGTCGCCGCAACCCCCTCCTGTCATGGAGGTAACAATCATATCGTATGCGGATTTTCCCCAACCTTCTTTGCTGTCCTTGTTGGGGTCTAACACAAAGCAATTCAAAAGCTGAGGATTGGTCCGTCCTGAGTTCGTCCATATGCGTCCACCTGGAACGAATAGGTTCTTGGCGAGAACATCATAAAAACGATCCATATACATTTTTTGTTTGTCAGGGGTTTCGGCTATCGCCACCTGGTGAGCCACACGGAGACAGGCATCTTGCCAGGTTTCTGTTTCCGTGAAAGCGTATCTATCGCGGAAAATTGTCAACGAGAACCCTTTAGGTTCGTAAAAAGGTACGTTCATGTTTTGTATCCTATTTCTTTGTTGATTGAACTTCTTCCAATGCGGCGACCGTCGCCACCTGGTGAGCGACACGGAGACAGGCATCTTGCCAGGTTTCTGTTTCCGTGAAAGCGTATCTATCGCGGAAAATTTTCAACGAGAACCCTTTAGGTGCGTCCATGTTTTGTATCCTATTTCTTTGTTGATTGAACTTCTTCCCATGCGGCGACCGCAATAGGACAGACAGGTCGAACGAGTTCTAAGATTGCAATAGCGTATACACGAATCTCATACTGGGCATGGGAATGCATTCTCAGGCCTAGGAAATGAAACAAGTTGTGTAAGTTTACCGATGCAAACATCTGTGAGTATGTAGCTACGGGTAATACTGAGCGGGCGAGTTCACGAGGGCAACCTTCTGCAAGCATGGTATGATAGGCTTTGAATGCTATGGTATTAGTGGAACGCATGAGGTCCCGCATCGACTCTGCATGTGGATTCACTTCATCAGTACGCATCTGTTTGTTGCTAGCGGACTGAGTGGTGATCTGGTCCGCCTCGGGTACATAAAACTCTTCGGGAAGTTCTGTGTAACGTGCAGACATTTCATTGTATGCCCAGGTGCGGTGACGATGCCACTGCCTGAACACAAAGATGGGAGCCTTGACATCGAATGTGAATGTGACAGACTCAAGTGGGGTGGAATGACGATTCTTGATAAGGTATTGAATCAGCTTGGCATCTTTTCCAGCATCCTCGCCTGTGCGCCACGCCGCGTCGTAGCTGACTCGGGCTGAGCGAACAATCGACAAGTCCGATCCCATATGATCCACCAGACGCACATGACCGTAATCCAAAACCTTCACTTCATCCATAACATAACTCTCCTATTGTTGGGGGTTTTCTTCCAGCGCGTCAATTCTGCAAGTGCGGTTAGTCCTGTGAATGTATTCCTATATATGATTTCTTGTATGCTCTCGGGAGAATGCCCCGATAAAACCATGCCATTGATATCTTTCTCTACCAACCATTCAGGCCATACCACAACTTTGTGACCTAGGTTTATCGCTCGTGTCATCTGTAGGACAATTTCGGGGCTACGACGTTCATTGTCGTACAGCAAAACAATCTGAGTTGCCGACAGTCGACCGGCTGTCAGTATGAGGTTTGAATCACACGAGGCAACCGTGTTTCCCAGGAACAGACTATCAAGGGGACCTTCGACTATTTGTACAGGTTTGTTCTGATCCACCCGCTCAAGTCCATACACCAGTTTGCTCTCATCGGTAGTCGTTCGAATGGTCACATAACGTAAGGCAGAGTCCTCTAAAGCACGTCCAGAAACGGCACAAACGGCTCCAAATTGATCATAGACCATGATACAGAGTCTGGGCTCATCTTTGATCTTTTTGTCATAGTGTGGTGCGATTTCCGAGATGAATTTGTTGTAGTTCTTAGCATAGTACAACTTACCCCAAAACTGCTTCGGTATCTGTCGGCTCTTGACATACTGACTACAAAAATGTTCCTCCGGAAGATCGCTCACCTTTTCGGCATGTTCGTAGATAACCGCCTCTACGGTACCGAAACGCATCTGTTGGGTCACAGTGGCTTTACCAGCAAAGAATCCAGGTTCGCCTATCAGCTTCTTCGTTCGTGGTGTGTGGTTGTCCACGAAGGTTTCGAGTAGATATTCTTTATACAAATCAACGCTGAGGTGCTTAATGAGTGCCCCAAGCCATAGCGGGGCGCATCCGTTCCAACACTTGAATGCGAGCCTTTGTTTATCGCGGTAGATATACCCTCGTGTCTTGGTCTTTTTTGTTTGTGAGTCACCACAGATAGGACACCTGAAATTGAAGAGATAATCACCTTTCCTAGTGAATCGTTCAAGATGGCAGGATATCAAATGGGTATACTTCAGGTCAATATGTAACATAGAAAAGGATTATACACGAACGGGGGGAGAATTGCAAGCAGAATTAGTTGATACCGAAGAGACTGAGGAGTGCGGGCCATTTCAAATGCGAGATTACCCATCCGACAACAATAGCGCCACCGAAGATCATATACTGCCACTTCTTCAATTGTTCAAGGGTCTTTTTTGCATCATTCTCTGTGGTGGTTGTGGTGACCGAACTCAACCGATGATCATCAATTCGACGTTCCAACTCTTTGACATCTTCGGTGGTGTTCTCGTGCTTCAAATCATGGACCGCAATGATCTTTACCAAATTGGCATTCATCTCTTCAATTTTCTCTACCGCCTCACTGAGTTTGTCAATAACCTTTGCAGACAGGACTATATCGTGTTCAATGAGTGCCACAGTTAATCGTAGGTCAGTGAATGCGACTTGACATTCTGGTAGGACATCACCCCTTATACTCGACATTATTTGTCCATCTTTTCGTTTGTGAGTATGGCGATTCGTTGGTCCTTGTTCCTTGAACCTTGCGAAGAACCAAAGTAATAGGCAAGCACCATTGCCAACGCAGCATCAAGCGTTCCCAATGAACGCATGGCAAAGTCTCTCATGGTGGGTTCGACTATATGACCCCCAAAAATGAAGTATTGCACCCCGATGAACAGACCTAGGATAAGACCCGCAAGAATTCGTGGGGTCCAATCATTCGTGTCGATTTCCCTCTGTCGGGCTGAGCTACGATCCTCGATGTCCAACTTCAACAGATCAACATCTAATCGCTTTAGGTCGGTGATAAACTTGGCTTCCACTTCCTTCAGCAACAACAATTGCTCAGGCGTGGCGCCTGCCACGGCTCTCATCAAATCATCTGAAGACGTATCAGGAGCAAGTCCCAATGCATTGATCATGGCCGAGGTAGCCATACCGGCGAACGGACCACCCATAGCTGTAGCGACTGTTGGGGCAAGTGACGCGAGGATACCACCTGCTGACTTTAGAAAATCCATCATGTTATTGTCCTGTCCTAACAGTCTTCGGTGTATCGATCTGCGCCACTAATTTTCGTCGTGCAAGAAGTTCCTTTGCGGTTGCGGTCACACTCGTTGACGCCAGTTTCTTTCGCACATCAACTGCGGGGTCTGTGATTTCTTCTCTGAGTTGCTTGAAGCGTTTCAACATCGGCCTCATGATTGGAGATTTCTTTTTCTTCGTGACACCAGGTTCACCATCTGGTCCTATCCCAATACCAGCGATAGCACCCGATCCTGCTGAATTGATCACACCCTCTTCTTTGAGAGTTGTGTGGTATTCAGGAGTACCTCCATTTTTCATTTTTTTACGCAAAGTCTCAATCTGCTTCTGTATCTCTTGCTGCTTTGGTGATGAAGGAAATGCTCGCAATGCCATATTGCCCAATTTGAGTAATTTCAAAGCGTCGGAATCGGACTCTTTTATCTTTGCTTCTGCCATGTTGATAGGTCCAGATGGGCGAGTGACATCAGGGAAGGTTGCGCCTTGTGAATCCCCTAATGAGTCGGGAGGTGGAACTGCTGTGACAGCACCTTCAAACATCTCTGGGTGCAGCTTATTGTAATCGCGCATCAGCATACCAGCAACCGCGTTTGCCTCATACTCTAGTTCCTCCAAGGTCATCTCATTCTCACCCTCAGACAACTGCTTGTGATGAACGAGTTCGTGACCCAGGGTTCTCAAGATATCTGAAATGTGTCTACCCTCGGTGGCAACAATGATGCCTTCTTCCGATGGACTGTAAGAACCAAACGAGGTTCCACCGGTGTTCTCCACGAATGTAAAGGACGGTTGAGTAGAAATTTCTAGACGTTCACAGGCAAAGAGTGTGAAGTCATGCAAGAGTTCGTCTTGAAATTCTGTGGTGCATTCGATAAGTAACTGCATTAGTGACCCCTAATAATTTTATCTTCAAGTCGATTGATTCTCGCGGTCAGTTCCTTGTTCTTTTCTTCAAGGTCTGCCAAGCTATCTTTCAAATGGTAGACTTCTGTATGGTTGAGCCCCATCTGAACCGCATACCCTTTGATTTGTTCATCGCGGTTCGATTTGGCGGCTAAGAGATTGCCTGTGGCATCTGCATATAGCCCATAGAGCATAATGATAAGCACGATATACTCAAGAACCCTGAATAGCGCACTCTTACCAAGACTAGGATTACCAAGACTAGGATCGAGTTTTTGGAGAAGTGCTAGTACTGCATTCATGGAGTCTTGATTTTCCTCAGTGCCTCGACAATAACAGGGTCGATTTGCAAGTTCGATGAAAGTATGGTTGTGCCACGAATGCCTGGAACATTTTCGGGCATGTAATTCAGAAATACCAGGAACGTCTTGAGTATCGCTTGATCCTCGACACGCACATGATAGAACAGTAATCTAGTCGCTGCGGGGAGTCCGAAAATGTTATACAAGATAACAATGTGATTCAGAATCAGCCGTTCGCGTAACTCTCCATATTGATGATACCGACGGAAGAGACGCCTTACATAACTCAAGTGCTTCAAATCTTCCTGAAGTTCACTCTTGATATAGGTTGGCTTGTCGTAAGATTTTACTGCATAGATCGCCACGGTATCGGGATTCAAATCAATCATAATAAATTACCCATTTAGATTATTGCTCGTCTATCTCAGCCTCGTCCCAAATTCCTTCAAGTTCATCTGCGGTAGCAATTTCAGCCAGGACATCGTAACTGAATTGGAGTTCGTCTTGTGCAAATACAAAATACAAATACACAATCTCTTCGATGTTCTCAGATGAGACAAGAGGGAGGAGGATCTCCCCATCAGTGTCTTGGAATTCTGTTGCATAGAGAGAGACTGGTGGAATGTGAAGACCTTCAGCCTGTAGGAACTGCCTCACTTGTTCGTAGGTAACCGCGGGATGAACCACCACTTCATCTGTGATATCAGACAAGTGCTCATTCAAATCATCGCGAGTCATGGGATCAGACAGAACAAGTTTGGTGGGGTCCCAGTTTATCGCTGGAACCCCTTCCATACATTCTCTTAGATAATCACGAAAAGAATCCATTAGCCACCAACAATCACATCGTCGGTGTTAGCATCGCGGCTCATAGAACCAGAAGCCACGAGGGTGATATATGATCGGCGACCAATACGTCCACCTGGTACGACTGTGAGTGTCGCTGGTGTGGTGTAGGCTGCAACCGCGTTAGCAGTTGGTGCTACGTTGTAATTGGCTCCGGGTGAGTTGATAGTGATGGTGGTGATCACACCAGCCACGACGTTGTAGGTTGCGTTAGCCCCCGAACCAGCCCCACCACCCGCGAAGGTAAGGAAACCAGCGCCGTTGGTATAACCAGTACCACCAGAGGTCAAGACCGCTGACACATATCCTGTTCCAACTTTGCGCTCGACCCAACCTGAATGGGTTGTTCTTCGTCCTTCGAATGTGACGTTGGCTTGTTCGTTCACGTCCACGCCAAACACACCGATAGCGCTATTGCTTGCGACAGCACCGACGGTGACGTTCTGGTATGCAATCTGTGAGTTTTGCGACCTACGGTTACCCTGTCCGTTGTCAATAGAAAGAAACTTTGGGGCCCCTGCTGCGCCGTCTGTCATTGTCCATAATGGCATGGTATTTCTCCTTGTTAGTGATAACCTAATTCCTTCAGTCTCAAAATCGTAACTTTCGCACTCACATGATGAATTCCAATCCCACCGGCGGCCTCAAACTCATTGATATTCTGAACATGGTCGTCGATGAGAATGTTCCGCACCTTTCCATTTCGTGCGAAGTCTCGTTTGCGTTCTCGTTCTACTATATGGATGTTTCTCTGAGGGATCGTCGGGATATTCTTCCTGTACCACGCCCGCTTTCCTCTGTCAATGTCCTGCCATTCAAACACCCACGGAAAACTAGGGACCGCAGTGAGAATGTGGGGATGATACTTGGCAATATACCCCCAGTACATATGCAGGTCAGGCATTGGGGGTAAGGTTTCCCAAAAGTCATTCACCGCATTTAATTTCTCCCCATTCTTGGCTCGTGCCTTATTGTCGAACCGGTGCCCAAGAACCTTCTCCGACCCCGCAGAAAAATCACAAATGACTCCATCAGAGTCAGAATATATGATAGCATCAGGGTTGCGAAGCATAGGGGTATCCATTCCTTCGAGTGTTATGATGCTATTTATGTATCGGAAAAGTTACCGCCTAGGGATTGCAGTATCAGGCATCCTCGATAATGACGTGAAAGTAGGATCTGCCTGAAACTTATCGTCTACCCCAGAACCCTTGACTTCTTGTTTCTTCTTCCCACCTTCAGGGGTAGGGGTATTATCCTTCTTGGCGGTTGGGGCTGGGGCACCAGGAACTTCCTTGGTTTGATCATTTGCACCTTCAGTGGGGAGGTTCTGGGCAGACATCTTATCCTTGGCTGCTTGGAAAATCTCTTGGATTGTCTTGCGATTGATACCCGTACCTGTCTTAGGCTTCATCTCGTTTGCACTTTTCTTGGGCATTGGCTTTTCTTCGCGGCCAGCTAACAAGGTCGAATCTTCCATATGTCGCGAGACATCTTCAGGTTTTGCTTGGGCCGCGCCCAACTTATAACGATTTTTAGACACATGGATATCAGGCTTGATATTGAGATGTCCCGTTGAATGCACATGAATGACTGTATGCACGATACCTTTATGAGGACCAATGTTCGGCTTTACCTTGTCTCCCACCTTATATCCTTCAGCTTTGTTGAGCATGGAATTCTCCTTCAAACTCTCTTCTAGTTTCGCCTTACTTAACTTCGTGTAATACTCAGGGTTCTCTCCCAGATGATCCAAGGCAATTTCACGCGCCAGCCTCAAATTTGAGGTATGCTCTTTCTCAACCTCTGTACCCTTTGCGAGCTGGGCCCGAATGTCTTCAACTGACACTTCATGTTTCTTGGCAATGGCTTCGGGGGAAGACGTAGGAACATCCAACACAGACTCAAGTAGAGCTGATTCACGATAGAGATTCCAAGTTGATTCTTCCTTCAGAGGCAATGGTCGATAACCATAACCACGCTTTGGCTTTGGGATCTTGATCGAATAACTTGGCGCACCAGTCTTGGGTTTGGGTTTCTTCTCGGCTTCAACACGCGGATCGTCCAAGTGCGAGGGCAACCGTGAAGACATGGCATCCCCATATTTTGATTCCTTGAGTTCTTTGAATTTCTTCATGTCAATCCCCGCTCAATAGTCGCCTGACTGCGGCTAAAGTTACTCTTGGTTGAACTTCTTCTTCTACACTCTTCTTCTTGTTGCGTTGCTTCTTCACCGTGATGTTTGGGTGATAACCATCGTGATCTACTAGGGACTTCTTGACGCTCTCCGGTTCCTCATGTGACCCGTAGAAAATTGTGTCGATATGCTTACCCGCGTGGTGTACATCATAAGCATGGAGTTCTTCAGTCAACTTCTTCTTGTTGAGTTCGTCTGCGAAGAACTTTGCTTGTGCTTGATCGGCATCTGTGCCCCAATTTGTGGGGTGGCCATCAAGAATGTAGTAGTCCTCTGTTTCAGCAATGACATTATATGCTACACCATTAGCTTCGAGCTGTACTTGTTTCATCATATTCTCCTTGTTCATCCAATCCCTAACGATCTTCGGTTTTAGTTAACTAAGACTGCGCGAGTATCCGACATTTTACTGAGTTCTTTCTGGGTAATTCTTTTAGGATTGCCAACCTTAATAGGCTTGGTATACCTGAGACCATTTTTAAACATAATTAGTACACAGAACTTAGCGCTAGTGTTTACTAACAAAGCAAGATCGTCCCCAATTCTAAAATTCTGGCCTACTTTATATGTCACCTCCTCTACTACGATCACTGCCGACTTAGGTACTGCGACATGTCCAAAATGCTTGGCGAGGTGCACAATATTTGCGGTATGGCTATTCTCATTACGATGATAGGTGCCCATGAAGGACTCACCCAACCCGGTCAACGCACGGTCTAACCCTTCACCACGGTTCTTTTCTTTTCTCTGGTGTTTCTTTGCTTCATCTTCGGAACTTTT